AGATGAATGCCGTAGACAAGAGGATGAAAGAAACAATTAAGAGCATGAAGCCGATAACAACCAAGGCAACCGATGACGAGATTGAAAGCCTGCTTGATTTCATCATGTTTGATATTGACGATGCGACAGTAGCCACAATAGCAGCCATGACACCGGCAATCAGAAAGAATCTGTTACTCACTGCCGAGGCTCACATTAATGCGATGGACTTGCCTATCAGTTTTGAAGAGGCAAGCGAGGCACTATTGAAACTACTTGATACAGGCGGGCGACCTGAAGGTGTATTTAAATTTGCACAAGAGATAAACGATACTACAGATAAAGCATTGAGAAAGACCCTCACCGATGGCATCAAATCAGGTGAGACAATCCAGCAATTGAGCGACAGGATAGCATTTGTTAAAGACGATGCCCAAGGCTATAGGGCTGTAAGGATAGCACGAACTGAAATCAACGGCGGTTACTCAAGGGCTGCCGATACAACGGTTAAGGAATCAGTTGACATATATGGTGGCGAGGCTAAGAAGTTTTGGTACACAGCCGGACCCGCTGAAAGAGAAGAACATAACATGAACGAGCGCGAAAGCTTTGAAAAGAATGGAATACCCCTTAATGAACCGTTTGAAGCCAATGGGTTGTTCTTTCCCGGTGATCCTGCTGGAGAAGCAGACCAGGTTATCAACTGCAAATGCACCATTGGACACATCATAGAGGGGTTAGGAGCATAAAATGACAACGATTACAAAAGATACAGAATTCGATATCAGCCAGATTCACCGTCTGGACTTTGACATCGAGATAGTGCCGGACAGTTTCGAGATCCTCACCAAAGAAGAGGGCGAGCAGGAACGTACTATGGTTGCTGTAATATCCTCCGCTAACGTGGATAGGGTTGGGGATAGAATATTGCCGGGCGCATTTTCAAATGTTAAACTCGGGCAGAAGAGCAGCATACCGCTTCTCTGGGGTCATGATAGAAGTGGCTACCCGGTTGGCAAAAGCCAGTGGATAAAGAATGACCGAAAGAATAAAACGGTGATAGGCAAGTTTGAATTCGCCAGTACCACTAAAGCCCTCGAGGCATGGGAGCTGGTTGAACAGGGATTTATCACCAAGGTATCTGTTGGCTTTAATGTTACAAGCCAGGACGCTCTATCTAAGAATGATTTCGGCGGGTATGATATTAAAAGCGCGGAACTCCTCGAGGTATCGCTTGTAAATATCCCTGCTAATCGTGATGCTGTTATCCAGGGCATCAAGCAGCTTATGGAAAACAAATCTACCTTCTGCGATTCAACCCTCAAAGAGTTCGGCATTATCGATGACGATGAGCCAGAAGTGGAACCAGAAGTAGAAAAGGTTATTGAACCGGCAACAAAATCACTTGAACAAATCAGGGATGAACTCGAATCCCTGTTGAATGATATTAAACAGCTTACAAACGCCCCAGACCAGTCAGTCATGGAGGTAAGCGGTGAAGATGCAGCTATCAGCTTCGACCTTGAAAGCGAAGTGGAGAAAAGCGGTCTCGCGACAGCTACCAGTGATGGAGATGAGCAGGAGCTTATAATCTTAATAGATGACGGAGAAGAGTCATGACTGATAAAGAAAAAAATACCATCACCAAATCAGCACTCACCGATTTAATCAGTGACGCTGTTGGTGCTAAGGTTGCTGAAGTACAAGCAGAAAGCATTGGAGTTATTACTGATCTGAAAACCAAGATTGAAAAACTTGAGGCTCAGAAAGAAGCAACAGTTCAGGAAGAAAAAGAGCTCAATATGCCTATTTATGACGCATACAAGCAGGCTAAAATTGAGGACTTCGCAACCCTGAATATAAGTTTTGAACCTAAAAAGCACAGTGATCAGTGGTTCCTCGATGCAACTCCAGCACAGAGATTCCAGGCAATGCTTAAAGGTATCGCGGATAAGAACGAGTCCATGATTGTTAAATCGTGGGGTCTGTCCCCGATATTCATTAAACAGGACGGGACACCTTACAAAACACCAACCAAGCAGGAACGCTTACAGTGTATGAAGATGGTCTCTAAAGACCTCAACGAAGGCACTGCAACGGCTGGTGGCGTACTTGTTCCCCCGGATTACAGGCAGACCTTGATTAATTGTCTCTTTAAAGACAATTCAGGACTGCTTGGCAAGCACACAACCTGGGTAACTGATACCGGTGCTGCTACTTACGCACCAACCCTTACATCAGGTTCAACAGTCCATTGGATTGGTGAGTCTGGTACTAAGGTCGAGAGCGATCCCGTGTTCGGTCAATTAACCTGGACACCGAAAAAGCAGATTGTCAGAACTGATGTAACCGAGGAATTACTTGATGACAGTAACCCGGCAGTGGCACAAATCATACAGGATGAGCATGTAAGGGCGATGATTCTTGATCTCCTTTACTGTTTCTTCTATGGTGATGGTGCAACACAGCCTCGAGGTATCAACCTTGATATTCCGGCAGCCAATACTATCTTCGTTGGCGCGGTATTCAATGGCGATGACATGAAGCGCCTGAAGTGTGCAGTCCGACAGGACTACAGGGAAGGGGCATGGTTCTATGCCCATGATTGCGTCTGGTGTATCGTTGAGAGATTCAAAGATACAACGGGCAATTACCTTTGGAAGATGGGATTCAACGACATGTTGACAGAGCTCACTCCCGAGGCGATGATAGGTTATCCGTACTACCGAGGAGTAGACGATACGATGCCTATTTCATTCGCGGAAACCGGAACAGGCACAGGCGCGTTCGGGCACATCTTCTATGGTAATCCTGCTAACTACATCTGGGTAGTCAGGAACCAGTTCCGAGTTAAGTTTAACGACAAATTTGACTGGGCGACCAACATCGATTCATTCATTACTGAATCCAGAATTGATGGAAGAATGGCATGTGATACTTTCAGTAAACTCGAAGGCGTTAGATGCACATTAACTGGTGTTTAGATAAGATCAATTAGCTTGTAAGCGGGGCGGGCAACTGCCCCGCTTAATATAACTGAACGAGGTATTTACTATGAGCGAAATGAAAGAATTCAAGGGCATTGCAGAGGCTATTCAGATTATTCATGCTGAAAAGTCTGAAGCCAAGAAGCAATTCAACCCCCACAACGAGCCTATTATTGTAATGAAGGTAATTAACAAACGGGTTAATTATCATTATCGTGAATGGATAGGCGCGTATATGGAGGATGCTGAAAAGACTGCAAAGTCTGGACACAAGCAATATAAGAAAGTCCCGAGAGACCGAAAATCTATCATCCGCAAGGAAGAAGAATATAAACATAGCGGTTCACTCGACACAATCAACTACATCGACCCTGACAAGATCGATCCTGAGACTGACCTTCCGATGTGGAGGACGTTCCAGCATGGCGAGATATTCCTTGCTGTTGAGTGTAACGCCATTCATATGGAATTCGAGGAGTTTGCACTGGTAGCATTCAACTACAAGAATATCGTAGATGAGGTTACAGGCAAGACTCGTTTCGATTGGGCTGAACCGAATGAAATTATCTCGAATGATAAAGGCGTGTTGATACCCAAATATCATGCCCGGTATTCAGTTGAGAATTTCACTACCATTGGACTGGCTCAAAAGTTGATAATGATGCAGAACGAGAATGAGAGGAACAGGCTGGAACTGGATGAGTTACGCAAGAAAATAGAAGGAAATGGTAAACGATAATGGCAAAAGTACTTTTAGAAGTTCTCAAGGGCTGGAATGAAGGCGGGATAACCTTGCAGGTTGGCGCACGGATAAGCGTAGAGGAATCAAGGGGACGTACCATGTGCCGTGTAGGATACGCCAGAAAGGTTCAAGAGGATGAACCCTACAGTTACCCGGCTGATGACGAGAAACACCAGTTTAAACAGATCCAACTGGACGAGCCGGAGATTGAGCCTGAACCATGTAGCGGATCATGTAAATCAACAGAACCTGATGAACCGGAAGAAATCAAGATACCACAATTTGAAAGCATTGACTTCCTCGGTTCAAGTCATGTCTACGCCTTAAGGAAGGCAGGAATCAACGTGCTTGCAGACCTGAAGAATTATTCACTTGATGACATTAGCAATATCAAGGGCATAGGTGACTCGACAGCCAGGAAGTTATACGACTACTACAATGAACTCTTGAATCCTGAT